CCCCCCGGCGCCCTGTGACATAAGCAGATTGTCCTCACGGACACATTCCTGCCGTCACTATCTTTGACAACATGACTCCTGTCAAAGATGGGAGCTGGGGGGGGCTTTATCGCCGAGCTTGCTGGCGATGCGCGTCCTCTTTTTCGAGGACTATTCTATGAAGAACCAAGACGTCACAACCAATCTGGGTCATAAGCGTTACAACTCAGCTTGGGTGTACCAGCAGACCATCGCTGGTCTCTCTTCGAGAAACCGTATCACATCTGGACCGATTGTGCATGGAAACATGCATGACCCTAACAGCTGGTCTTACACGGTAAATCTCCAGAGGGAAATTTATGGCAGGCTTGACAAATTTTCGTTAGGCGTGCCGTACTATGATGTCGGTTTCTTTGGTGCGAACTCAACTCATCCGGTTCCGCCAACATGGGATAGAACGATTATGTACAACCGAGCTCTTGAGAAGCTAAACAGCAAGGTCCGAGGCAACTTGGATCTTGGGGTCGCTCTTGCTGAGTCCGGTAGTACGTACCGCATGCTGAAAGGCGTTGTGGATTTGGTTCGATACGCGGAAGAATACGTGCGTCGTCCCAATTATCGCGATGTTGCTAATGCTTACCTCCAGTGGAAGTACGGCTGGAAGCCCCTGTGCTCTGATATTTTTGGAGCTGCTGATGAAGCAATCAGGGTCGTCTTTAACGAGTTACATCACGTTAGAGCACGAGTAACAGAGCAACTACCAAGCAGTCAATCAATCGTATGGAGTGGCGTGAACGGAGTTGCAAACGTTCCTGCCATTCGGAGAACGATAGGAAAACAATCCTGTACAATAGTGGTGGATCTTGAAATCCCATCATCATCGTTTAGGCTTGACAGGTGGACGTCATTAAATCCGGCGTCCCTCCTGTGGGAGTTAATCCCATATTCCTTTGTGGTTGACTGGGTCTTTGATGTCGGCAGCTATCTAAGAAACTTAGAGACTGCTTGCTTGTACAAAGCGACGTTCAAGAACGGCTACACCAGCGAGCTTTTTGCAGCTGACTGTGTCGAACGACAACCCGCACCGTACACGCAGACATCCGGCGTAAATGCCGGTTTCAAAGCCATTGGATGTTGGTCGGAGCTCATCTATCGTCAGTTTGTTAGGACGAAGCTGAGTACCTACCCATTCCCTCGCAAGCCGACCTTTAAGGTCGATCTGGGGGCGTCGCAGCTGATGTCAGCTGCTGCGCTCCTTACTCAGATCTTCACCAAGGGTTAGTCATTCTGTGATCGGGTTCACATCCGATCTTCCCCTTGCGCGTCTGAGTCGTGGGCGATAGGGATGTTCTCTATCGTTGGATTCTCATCCTAAGGAGCCATAACTTGGCTGCTTCAAACATCGTCTTGGTAGACGCTGCCGGAACTCCGGTAACACACACATTCGTCCCTCTCGGGCCCGACAAAGACGGTATCTTCTGGTTCGAAGACCAGTCTCTGCCTTCGCCAATAGGTTTCTGGCGCATCAGCTACCAGCTGAAGCGTCCAGGACCAGCGAATGCGGGGCAATCTTCTTCCCAGCGGACGTACCGTGCCGCTATTGGCCTGCACGAGCCAATCCTCGAAACCGTAAGTAACAACACGGTTTCTGGGATAGCTCCGGCTCCGACCATTGCGTACACTCCACGATGCTTTGTGGAATACGTGATGCCGGAAAGGTCTGCCCTAGTCGACCGCAAGAATTTGCGGAAGATGAACTGGAATCTCCAGAACGAGACGCAGTTGATCGCTCTCGTGGAGACCCTGGTCACGCCTTACTAGCGGAGGAGTTGACAAGTGAGCACAGACAGTGATGTCATGACGTCCGTTGTTCGGGCGTTGTGCGAACGAATCAATACTCCGAGGGCTCTGTCAGTTTGGCTGTGTTTTCAATACAGTCCGGAAGATTTGCTAAATCTTCCCCAACCTGACGTTGCAAACAACGACACCAATCAATTTGCTCTTGACTATTTCATAACCGAGTACCTTAGCAAGTACAAAGGTGTGAAGACTTCAGTCAATTTGGCCGGTGCCGCGATCGGAAAGTGGATACTTTCCGAACAGCGATGCGCTGAGACGAACCGACGGTTCAAAGACATACAGCTCCGACCCTTTACGGGCCGCGTTGAATCTGCCCTTTTCGGGGCACAACGTAAAATAGCTGCAGTCCTAGGACCGTTGAATTATTCTCGGCTATTCGCTGATTGCAAGTGGGGACCCGGTGCGACATTCGACTTAAAAAGGATCGATGCGCATGCGGAACAAAAGATGTCCCAAGCCATTTCGGTTACAGCCAACGCCCTTCCGATATTTAGGAGGGTGGTGGAAGGCGACCTACATTGGATCGCGGATCTGCTGGGCTTTATGCCGAGCGGTCCTTGTTCGGTGGTTCCTCAGACTTTTTCTCTAGTCCGGGGTTCGAGGTTGCTTACTGTGCCGAAGAATGCGAAAACCGACCGCGTGATAGCAGCGGAGCCTACTGGAAATAGTTTCCTCCAGCAAGGTGTCCACAGCTATTTGCGAAAGCGGTTAGCGCGTTTTGGGGTCAGACTAGACGATCAGTCTATTAGCCAAAATCGTGCGCGTGCTGCGTACGACCATGGTTTTGCCACGCTTGACTTAAGCATGGCGTCTGACCTCATATCTCGGGAAGTTGTTTATCACCTGCTGCCCTTAGAGTGGGCGTGGCTCCTAGATTTATTGCGTTCCCCGGAAACGCGGGTTCGCGGTGAATGGGTGCGAACTGAAAAGTTCGCATCGATGGGAAATGCGTTCTGCTTTGAGCTTGAGACTCTGATATTCTGGGCGCTTTGCGCGTCCATGGATCAGGTTCTCGGCGGCGTAGGCGATGTGACAGTCTTTGGAGACGATATAATCGTTCCTCAGAAATCCGCTGCTGCCTGCATCGAGCTTCTTGATGCGTGTGGCTTCACTCTGAATGCGAAAAAGTCGTTTCTTTCAGGAAACTTCTACGAGTCTTGTGGCAAGCATTACCACAGGTCTGTAGATGTGTCACCGACCTACCAGAAGGAGATTTTGAATCACCCTTCTGAATTTATACGCGCGCACAACCGTTTAGTCAGGTTGTCAAGCCGTCTTGGTGTATTTGTTTTCTCCAAGGCTTTGAGGATACTCAGAAATGCTTATCCTCTCGCACCGTTTCCGCGCATCCCTTTTGGGGCTGTCGAAGACGGAGGCTTTTTAACGGATCCAAGCGCTTTGTCTTGGGACCGTAATCGTGGTTATAAGTGCCACGTTTACGATTATCGACCGGGATACATTCCGGTTCGAGAATCCGCGATGCTTGCGTATAAACTGCGTCGCCCTGTTGAGTCCAATCCCTCTCACGAGGGTTGGGCTCGACGGGTGACGCAGGGTGCCTGGCGGTCGAAAGTCCGCTGGGTTCCCGAGTCATCACTTGGCCACGAATCAGTAATCGATAACTTGATCACTGACTAGTACCAAGACGCTTGTCCACTCCTACTACTTATGGAGCGGTTCGGAGGGGGCCGATGGCCCCTATAAAGGGATTGAGTGCG